AAGCAGGTGGTGGAAGAGAAGAGCTTCCCATGGGACAACGCGGCGAACATCAAATTCCCGCTGATTACTGAGGCCGCGATTCAGTTCAACGCTCGCGCCTACCCTGAGATTGTCAAATCTGGCGACGTGGTGAAAGCTCGTGTCGTCGGGAAGGGCGAGCCGGAGAAAGACGCAAAGGGCAAACGCATATCCCGTCACATGTCCTACCAGCTCACCGAGGAAATGGAAGAGTGGGAGGAGGGCATGGACAAGCTATTAATTGCGCTCCCCATTGTCGGCACAGCGTTCAAGAAGACCTATTTCGACACCACATTGCAGCGCAATGTCTCCGCATGGCGCAGGGCTGAAAAGATTGTCTACAACTACAATAGCGACTTTAGCCGTACCCCGCGCATCACGGAAATCATCGAACTGTACCCGCAGGAAATCGAAGAGCGCAAACGCTCAGGGGTCTTCCGGGACGTCGACTTGGGGATGGGGCAGGACGATGAAAAGGACGAGCCGCAGGAGATTTTAGAGCAGCACCGGCTACTTGACCTGGACGAGGACGGGCTGAAAGAACCGTATATTGTCACTATCCACCGCGAAAGCAAAGAAGTGCTGCGCATCGTTCCGCGCTATGACGTGGACGATATCATGGTCCTCTACGAAGGGCAGGAGATTACGCTTGGACGGGTCGAGGGTGTTATAGCCGAAGCAAGGCAGCAAGCCAAGCAAGTTATGATGGCGTACGAGCAGCAAGCCCGCGCCATGATGGAACAAGGCATACAACCGCCGCCCCCCCCAACCGTCGAGCTTCCGGAGTTTGAGCAGAAGAAGGCCAAGCTGATACGCATCCCGCCGACGCAATACTACACCAAGTTCGGATTCATCCCCTCGCCTGACGGTGCAGGGTATGACCTCGGGCTAGGTCATCTGCTGTTCGGTGTCTCCAACGCCGTTGACACGCTGACCAACCAATTGCTTGATGCCGGGACATTGGCCAACATGCAGGGCGGGTTTATCTCCCGGGGCCTCAAGGTGCGCGGCGGCAACATTCGCATGGCTCCGGGTCAGTGGGTTCCGGCAGAGAACGGAAGCGGGGCAAGCCTGCGGGATTCCATTGTTCCGATGAATTACCCAGGACCTTCTGCGGCGTTGCTGAACCTGTTAACGTTCCTGGTGGAGGCCGGGAAGGGCATTTCCAGCGTTAAAGACATCATGACCGGGGAGAACATCCAGAACGAAACCGCCACGACCACCATGGCGCGTATCGAACAGGGCATGAAGGTGTTTAGCGCGATTTACAAGCGCATTTACAGGTCATTAAAACAGGAGTTCACCAAGCTCTACAAGCTGAACCAGAAGTATTTACCGGACCAGGTGTATTTCCGGGTGCTGGACGAAGAAGAGGCTATCGCTCGCAACGATTATGACGAGTCCTTAGACGTGGTGCCGGTTGCCGATCCCGGCTTGATGACCGCAGCACAACGCCTAGCGCAGGGACAGGCCCTGTTACAGTTTGCCAACGACCCGTATGTCAATCAGAAGGAAATCCGCAAGCGGTACCTGGAATCGTTGCAGGTCGAGGGCGTCGAGAACCTCATTACCGACCCGCCGCAGCAAGGGCCAGACCCCAAGGCGATGGAACTTGAGTTGAAAGCGGCACAGCAACAGGTAGACGCAGAGAAGACGAAAGCCGAGATAGCGAAGATTTACGCCGACGCAGTGAAATCTATTGCCGAGGCAGAGGCCAAGGAGGCCGGAACACAGTTAGAGCAGTACCGGACGCAACTCGAACAGTTAAGGATGGAGCATGACAGAGCAGGAGTACAGCCAAGACCCGCTAACGGCGGAGGAGTTCAGGGCATGGAAGGGCAACCGAACGACCCGCAAAATCTACCACCTGTTGAGGAGACACCAAGCATGGCACAAGGACAATATCCTGACGGGCTGCCACCTGAACTTGCCTAGCACCGACAAGGCAATGCAGCAATACGCCAAGGCGCTAGGCATCATCGAAGGTATGGACAAGTTTCTGGAAATGGAGGTGGCCGACATTGATTAAGCCCGTCGAATATAAAGTGCTTGTGTTGCCGGAAGTGGTGGAAGACAAGACCGAAGGTGGAATTTTTATCCCTGAGCAGATCAAAGAGAAGGACCAGATTGCACAGTGCAAGGCGACAGTTGTCGCTGTTGGAGGGAATGCGTTTGAAGATTGGAAAGGGCGCATCCCGCACGAAGGCGACACGGTGTATATGGCAAAATATGCCGGGTATCAGGTCAACCAAGAAGGCAAAGTTTACCGTCTGATTAACGACAAGGACATAGCGGCAGTAGAGGTGAGCGCATGAGCGACGGAAAACAAGGAGAAGCAGTCGAGCAGGAAGCACGTGCTCAGGGTTGGGTTCCCAAGGACGAATACAAAGGCGACCCAGAGAAATGGCGCAGCGCGGAGGATTTTGTTGAGCGAGGCAAACAAATCACGCCGATACTTAAAGAGAGGAACGAAAAGCTCGTCCGCGACATCGAGCGCCTGAATTCCAAGCTGGAGAGCCAAGCCGAAGCGGTACAGGAGCTGATGCAATATTACTCCAAGGCTGAGCAACGCGCCTATAAAAAGGCATTCAGCGAACTGAAAGCCAAGCAACGTGAGGCAGTCGAAATCGGCGATACAGCAGCATACGAAGCGGCTGAAAAGGAGATTGACGAACTCACAAAGTCGCCTCCTCCCGAGCCCAAAAAGCAAACTCAGCAACCGAACACGCCGCCGCCTGAATTTGATGCGTTTCTCGAAGAAAACCCGTGGTACACATCCGACCCCGAATTGACAGAATACGCGGATTTCATCGGAACCCGCATGATGAACTCAGGCATCCGCAAGCCGCTTGACAAAGTGTATGCGGACATTGCCAAGCAGGTGAAGGCGCGGTTTCCTGAGAAGTTCGAGAATCCGAAGCGCAGCACAGCCCAAGCCGTTGAAGGCGCAGGAAGCCCCCCGAAGGCCAAGGGGCGTGGCTATAACGACCTGCCTTCCGACGCCAAGGCGCAATGCGACCGGTTTGTCAAGGAAATACCTGGGTTTAGCAAAGAAGAGTACATGAAACACTACCAGTGGGACTAAGGAGCATATATGGCACGCAGTAAGGCAGACCGAAAAGAGAGAGTACCTTTGGGTGCAATCCGCGCCAAGATGACCGTTGATGCCGACACCAAAGGACGCTACCCCGGCAAACGTATGCGATGGATCAACGACACCGCAGACGGGCGCGTCCAGCATGCCCAGGACGGCGGATATGCGTTTGTGAACGGCGACGGCAAGGAGAAGATCGGAGATGGCCAGAACGGCAACAGCGACATGGGCTCACGAGTGTCCCGCGTCGTCGGCACTAAGGAGGACGGCACGCCGTTACGCGCCTATCTGATGGCGATAGACGAGGAGTTCTACAAGGAAGACCAGGCGGCAAAGCAGAAGGAAGTGGACGAGATTGACGCGCAGATAAGAAGCGGGTCAGTCGGCGGCACCAAGCCCGGTCAAGACGGGCGCTATGTAAAAGACATTTCGTACAAACCCTAAGAGGCTTCGGCCTCTTTTCTTTTTGGAGCATAAACAATGGCAAATACCGATGTTGCAAAAGGGCTGGTGCCGGTCAAGTACCTCAATGGCACCCCCTATAACGGTAAGTGCGGGAAATACTACATCCCGGCTACCGATAATACCGCCGTGTATATTGGCGATCCTGTTAAACTGGCCGGTTCCGCCGACGCTCGCGGCATTCCTACCGTTGCAAAAGCCTCGTCTACCGACGTTATAGTTGGCGTGGTGGTGGGCGTGGAGCCGGAAACCGCAGACTCTACCCGCTACCGGGCGGCTTCTACCGGGCGCTACGTATTTGTGGCCGACGACCCCGACCTGCTGTTTGAGATTCAGGAAGACAGCGACGGCGGAGCTCTGGCCGCTACCGATGTTGGACTGAACGCCAACTTTATTGACGGCGGCGGGTCCACCACAACCGGGTTTTCGGGCCTGGAAATCGACTCCTCGACCGCAGCCACTACCGCAACCCTCGATTTCCAGCTCGTGCGGCTGGCCGACCGCGAAGACAACGCTATTGGCAACTATGCCAAGTGGCTGGTCAAGCTGAACAATCACCAGTTCGTTGACGGCACTACCGGCATTTCGTAAGGAGTAAATAAATGGGTGTAATTTATACCAGCAACCATCCCAAGGCCCTGTGGCCTGGGGTGAAGGCGTGGTTCGGTCGCATGTACGACGAGCACGTTGAAGAATACAGCAAAATTTTTGACCGGGATTCATCCAACCGTGCCTATGAAGAGCGGGCCGAGTTGACCGGCTTTGGTCTTGCCCCCGTGAAGAACCAGGGCGGAAGCATTTCCTACGATTCGGAAAGCCAGGGCGTTACGTCCCGTCTTACCAACGTAACCTATGCTCTCGGCTACGTCGTTACCATGGAGGAGTTGCAGGACAACCTGTACGAAATGGTGTCCAAGCGACGCTCCAAGGCACTGGCTTTTTCCATGCGGCAGACCAAGGAGACCGTGGGCGCGAATGTCCTTAACCGTGGCTTCAACAGCTC